AGCTTAAGCTCAGCTTTAATGGAATTAGATGCTAGAAATAAAGCATTATCTACAAGGATTGAACTTTTAGAGAATACATTATTAGAGTATTTAGAGAAACCTAAATCTCCTATTATAACAAATGAAACTCCAAAGATTGAATTATTAAGAGGTAAGTAATGGCTAAGAAAACAACAAAGGTAGAGGAACCTATAGACATTAATCCTAATAAAACGGTAAGTATGGCAATTCTAGATAGTTATAGAAGTGCTTTATATGAGGTAGAGAAATTCTACAGATCAGTTAACTTTGATATGTATGGTGATGATGTAGAACTTAAAATAAAAGTAATGACAGCAGTTTTAAAAGCTGGAGAACTTTTAGGTAAGAATATTGAATCACTAGATAAGTTAGAAGATAAAGTAAAACGTGAAGAGAAAGAATCTATCTCTAGAAGAGGTAAGAGTGAAAATAGTTTATTTGAAGAATAATGCAAAAACACAAATTAAAAGAAGGAGATAAGTTTAACAAATTAACAGCTCTAAAATATAATGGTCATAGAGAAGGAATCAGTGGAAAAGTTTCACAATGGTTATTTAAATGTGATTGTGGAAAAGAATGTATAAAAGATGATGTTAATGTTAGAAGAGGGCATACTAAAAGTTGTAGTAGAACATGTGGTATTTATTTAGGTAAAAATATATCATTAGAAAATGGACTATATAGTAAATATAAAAGAGGAGCTTTAAAAAGAAATCTTGAATTTAAATTAACAAAAGATGAATTAATATCATTATCTAAAAGAAATTGTAATTATTGTAATATAGAACCTTTACAAAAATATTATAAAAAAACAAATTCTGATAAATTATTATATAATGGAATAGATAGAGTTAATAATGAAAAAGGATATTTATTAGAAAACTGTGTACCATGTTGTATTAAATGTAATACTGCTAAAAATAATTTATCATTAGAAGAATTTAAATCTTTAATAAGTAAAATTTATAATACATTTAACTATGCCATCTAACTGTCAGCACGTACCACCAGTAGAATGGTTTAGTAATACCGATGAGTTTAGGGAGAGAGCAATCTACTTCAGTGAACTTGTTAATGGTAAACCTAGAGAAAGATATACAGACAAACTAAAAGGTACACAAGAGTATTTAGAGTTCTGGAAAGAAGAAGATAGAAAATGTAGAGAGGGTATGACTAATTCTAAAGGTATTAGGATTACAGGTATACATTATTTCTACTTAAATTATGTACAAATAAAATTAAAAGATAAATCTACTGGTAGAAAGAGAAAAGGATTTCCTAGATTTCTAGATGTAGATTATGATTTCTTCCATCTAGTAGATGTAGCAAGAGCTAAGAAGAAAGGTTTAATATTTTCTAAACCTAGACGTGGTGGATTTAGTTTTAAAGATTCAGCAGTTGTAGCACATGAATATAATTTCTTTAGAGATTCAACATGTGTTATTGGAGCTTATTTAGGACAATTAGCAGATCAAACCATGAACATGGTACTTGATAATTTAAACTTTTTAAATGCTCACACTGAATGGCGTAAACAACGTAATCCAGATACTAAAGAGTTAGTTAAAGCTAGATTTGAATCTTATGTAGATGGAGTTAAAGTATGGAAAGGTTATAACTCTGAAGTAATGAAGATTACATTCAAAGATAATCCATATGCATCTATTGGTAAATCTACAAGTGTATTCATATTTGAAGAAGCTGGTAAGTTTGCTAATCTAAAAGAGTCATTCAATCTTACAGAACCATGTTGGAAGGATGGAGATGATATGATTGGTATTCCAATTGTATTCGGTACAGGCGGGGACATGGAAGCGGGGACAGCAGATTTTGGTTATATGTTTTATAATCCTAGAGTATTTAACTTCTTAGAGTTTAATAATGTTTGGGATGAAGGTAAAGAAAATACTACTTGTGGTTGGTTTATTCCTGCTACAAGAGGTAGATTAGGTGAAGACTTAAATGATAACAGAGTAATGGTTGATGATGATGGAAACTCATTAGAAGATATTGCTCGTGAATCAATTATGCATTTAAGAGAAATTAAGAAGTCTACAGGTGATTCTCAAGCTATTAAAGATACTATAACACAGTTTCCATTAACACCAGCAGAATCCTTCTTAAGAAGTTCTGGAGCTATATTTAGTTCTATTGAAATGCATGAATGGTTATCTAAAGTAGAAACTACTCCTTCACTAAGAAATAATAAAAAGAAAGTAGAATTATACTTTGATGACGCTGGTAATATTAAATCTAAATTAAATCCAGATTTAGAAGATATAGTTGATTTTCCTTTAAATAAAGAGAAAAATAAAAAAGGTTGTATTGTTATATGGGATGAACCATCAGAACATGCTCCTTATGGAAGATATATTGCAGGAGTCGATCCTTATGATCAAGATAAAGCAGAGAGTAGTGAATCATTAGGTTCATTTTTAATCTATGATAGAATGTCTGATCAGTTTGTTGCAGAGTTTACTGGTAGACCAGAAAGAGCTGATGATTTTTATGAAACTTGTAGACGTATGTGTATATACTACAATGCTAAAGTTTTATATGAGAATCAACTTAAAGGTTTAAAAGGTTACTTTGAGATGAAGAATAGTTTACACTATTTATGGGAACAACCTCAAATTATTAAAGATATAGTTAAAGATTCTAGAGTAAATCGTGGATATGGTATTCATATGAACAGAGGATCAGGTGGAGCTACTGGTATTAAAGATCAGTGTGAAATTTATCTTAAACAATGGTTATATGAAGAAAGACAAGATTCAGATGGTAATAAAACATTTAACTTAAACACTATTTTATCTATTCCTCTTCTAAAAGAGTTAATAGCTTATGATAGGGAAACTAATACAGATAGAGTTATTGCTATGATGTTATGTATATTGCAATCTAAAGAGATGCATAAAATACATTTACAATCAACTCAACCTAAAACATTACTAGAGATGGATTCATTCTTTAGTAAAAAATATTTTCAAAAAAATATACATAATAAATTAAGATACTAATATGCATAAAAGTAAAATTGGTATTTATAAAATAAAAAATTTAACAATAATTTTAATTTAAAATTTAAATAAATGTCACAAGGTTTACCTCGTCAAAAAATACCATTATCACAAAAAACAGATGAATGGAAAAAAGATACCATTAATTATTTTGAAAGGTTATCTTATACTTCACCATCTGGTAATAGAACTACTAACTTTAATAAGTTGGTTAATTATGATTTATACAATGGTAGATTTAATAAAGCAGATTTAGAATATGTTTGTAATCCTTTAGGATTAGCAGATAATGAATTTCCTGCTACATTACAACATTACGATGTTGTTAGTCCAGCATTTAATTTACTAATAGGAGAAGAAGTTAAAAGACCTGATAACTTCATGGTTGTTTCAGAATCACCAGAAGATATTACAAGAAAGAATGAAGCTTTAATTAGTAAGATAAACTCTTCAATTGAACAAATGCTTTTAGAAGGAATTGATCCTTCAACAGTAGATCCTAATAATCCTGTACAAAAACCTGAAGATATTCTTAAATATGAAAAATATAATCCTTCAGATTTAGTAGAATCACAAGCTAATAAGATATTAAAATCTCTTAGACGTAAATTAAATACTAAAGAGATATTTAAACGTGGATGGAAAGATTCATTAATTGCTGGTGAAGAGATTTATTGGACAGGAGTATCTAATGGTGAACCAATGTTAAGACGTTGTAATCCATGTAATGTTACTGTAGTACTAGATAATGATTCAGATTTTATTGATGATGCTGTAGCAGTTATTGAAACTAGAATGTTAACTCCATCAACTATTATAGATGAATTTGGTGATAGTTTAAAACCTAGTGAGATAGATACATTAGAAATGTATACTAATGCTGTGGGTAATCAATATATGCAAGCACAAGGACCTAATCCAATGTTTGTATTAGATAATAATGCTAATACAGTAGATATTGGTGGAACACTTGGTTCTAAGTCTAGTTCATTTAACTCAAGACTAATAAGAGTAGTTAGAGTTGAATGGAAATCTATGACTAAAAGATTTGCTTTAACTTATACTGATGAAGATGGAGTACCGCAAGAAACAGTAGTTGATGAAACTTTTAAATTAAGTGTTTTTAAACAAGCTTATCCAGATGCTAAAACTGAAGAGTATTGGATTACAGAAGCATGGGAAGGTATTAAAATAGGTTCTGATATTTATATTGAAGCTAAACCTAAACCTAACCAACGTAGACGTATGGATAATCCATATGTATGTAAACTAGGTTATACAGGTTTAATTTATAATGCTACTAATAGTGTTAGTGTATCTTTAATGGATAGATTAAAACCTTACCAATATTTATACAACATTATATCTTATAGATTAGAATTGGCATTTGCTAGTGATATGGGTAAGATTATGTTAATGGATTTAGCTCAAATTCCTAGAAGTGAAGGTATTGATATTGAAAGATGGATGTATTACTTAAGAGCAATGAAAGTAGCTTTTATTAATTCACATGAGGAAGGACAGAAAGGTTCTATGACAGGTAAGATATCAACCTTTAATCAATTCCAATCAATTGATATGAGTCTTGCTAATGTTATTCAACAATATATTCAAACTTTAGAATATATTAAATCTCAAGTAGCATTTATTAGTGGTGTATCACCACAACGTTTAGGTGCTATAGCAAGTAATGAGCTTGTAGGTAATGTACAACGTTCAGTAGAACAATCTGCATTAATTACAGAGTTTATGTTTGATTCACATAATGAAGTTAAACGTAGAGTATATACAGCACTTATTGAAGCTGCTAAGGTAGCTTATAGAGATGGTCTAGTTACACAATATGTATTAGATGATATGGGTATTGAGTTACTTAAATTAGATGAGTTTGAGTTAGAGAATTCTGAATTTAATACTTACTTATCTAATAGTAATAAAGATGCAATGGTTGTTGCTGAATTAAAAGAGTGGTCTAAAATTGCATTACAATCTGATAAAGCGGATTTATCTACTATCATGGATACTGTAATTAATGAAAATCCTAGAGATATGATTAAGATACTTAAACGTGGAGAAGAAGAGAAATATAAGCGTGATGCTGATGCTCAACAACAACAATTAGCAGCTCAACAACAAGAAATGCAAACTACTCAAGCTATGCATCAAGAAGAGATTGCTGAAAGACAAAAAGATAGAGATATCCAACAGTATATAGCAGACTCTAATAATCAAACTAAAATTCAAGTTGCTGAGATAGGAGTTTATTCTAGACAAGAGAATTTAGACGCAGACATGAATGGAATTCCTGATCCTATAGAAATAGCTGCACAATCTTTAAAAGAGCGTGAGGTAGCTTCTAATGCATTTTTAGAGCATGCTAAATTAACACATGAAAAGAATAAACATCAAGCTGAACTAAATCTTAAGCAAAAAGAAATTAATTCTAAAGTAGATATTGAAAATAAAAAGTTACAAATGGTTAGAGAACAAAATGCTAATCAAGAAAAACTTGCTAATCAAAAAGCTAAATTAGATAAAGAAATGATGCAGAAAAAGATTGAATTAGAAAGAATGAAAATTAAAGCAAAACCTAAAACACCTAAAAAATAATGATACCTAGTTTAAAATCAAGTATAATGAATCCAGAACAATTTTTTGGTAAGTTATTTCAGATAAGAGATCAGATACATCTTAGACATTTAAGAGTATCTGGTATAGGTTCATATGCTACACATAAAGCTTTAAATGAATTTTATGATGAAATATTAGATCTAACAGACTCGTTAATAGAGTCTTATCAAGGTAAATATGGTATTGTAAATATTACAATTAAAGAATCTAAAGATATTGATGCTATAAGTTTATTAAAAGAATTAGTTTCTTTAACAGATGGTGGCAGTGCTTATAAAATGTTTAAAGAAACATGGTTGCAAAATCAATTAGATGAAATTAGTGCTTTAACATATCAAACACTTTATAAGTTACAGAATCTTAAATAACTTAATGCTATATACTAGTATCTATTATTAGTAAAAATAATTTGAAATAATTAAAAATAAATTTGCAAAATATAACGAAATACGTTATATTAATAGTATAACAAAGGAAATAAAAGGAAAACATGAGTAAAGACAATGAAAACCCATTTGCTGGATTTGATTTATTAAATGGAGGGTTTGGTAATACTAAACCTGATAGTGATGAAGATAAACCAGATGATGATATTATTGATGGAGATCCTACATTATTAGAAGATAATGATAATGGTGATTTAGGAGATAATGCATTAGATGCTGAAAAACTTTTAGAAGAAGTAGCTAAGAAACAGGCTAAAGCTTCTACTAAAAAAGAAACAACTTCTACTAAACCTGATTTAACAGATAATACTGATAATGAGGATTTAATAGATGATGAATCAGAAGAATTAGAAGGTGCAGGTTTTAAACCAGCATTATCACATTTATCAGATAAAGGAATTTTAGAATTTAATGATGTTGATATTGAAGATTCAGAAGAAGGTTTTGAAAAAGCTATTGAACAAACTATTAATACTAAATTTGAAAAGTTATTAAAGAATAAACTTGGAGAAGAAGGATTAGCATTATTAGATTTTGTAGAAAATGGTGGAAATGCAAAAGACTTTATAGAAATATACTATAATGATGCTTCTTGGTCTGATTATTCAATTGAAGATAATGAAGCTGCTCAAAAAATTGCAGTACGTGAATCTTTAAAATTAGATGGATATGAGGCTGAAGAAATTGAAGATATGATTTCTGAGTTTACAGATAATGGTACTTTAGAAAAGCGTGCTAAAACACACTTAAATAAATTACAGAAATTTGAAGATTCATATAAAAAAGAATTAGTTGAAAAACAAAGAATAAAAGCTGAACAAGATAAAGCTGCTGAAAAAAAATACTGGGAAGATTTTAAAGATAATATTCTTAAAAAAGACGAACTTAAAGGTTTTAAGTTAACTCCTAAAGTAAAAGAAAATCTTGTAAATTTCTTTACTGTAACTGATAAAAAGACTGGTAAAACAGGTTATCAAAAAGCAGTTGAAAGTGATTCAGATGCAGCTTTACTTTTTGGTTTACAAGCAATGAATAACTTTGATATCTCTAAATTAGAAAAACAAGTTGTTACAAAAGCTGCTAGTAAATTAAACGGTATTATGAAAAACTATAAGCCTTCTACAAGAGAAAGAATGTCTACAGGTAGTACACATTATGATACTGAAGGTGAGAATCCATTCGCAGGATTTAAAAAAATGGCGTAATTAAATAGAATTTTTAACATTAAAATTATAAAAAACAAATGCAATTAGATTTACAAATAAGTCAAGGTAACTGGCATAAAGGGTTAACACAAGCATCACACTTGTCTAATTTCTTTTTAACTGAACCTGCTTTAGCTTCTCAAGTAGTAACTAGAGTTTACAACAAAATGAATGGTTACAAGAATGCTTTATCATTCTTAACTACAGGTACAGGACGTACTAAAGAATTAGATAATATTGTTTACCGTTGGCCTTTAATGGGTGACAGTGAAAAAGCAGTTCCTATTTCTATTAGTCAGTCAGTTTTTGGAGATGGTGGTTCAACTCCTGGTATTAATAATACAACTTTCCGTATTGGTTTACCTGAAAAATGGTTTGCTTTAGGTGATATATTAGTTCCAGATGATAATCGTTATTCTTTACGTGTAATGGAAGAACCTTATGCTCAAGGTGTAGATTTTATCTATGTATTACAATTAGTAACTAAAGATCCTACAGCTTATATTCCTGCTTCATTAGTTGCTAATGGTAGAGAATTATCTAAAGATTTCAATACTGTTGAACATGATCACTCTCGTACTTCAGGTGAAACTACTTATGCTACTCCATTCATGATGGAAAATTACATGAGTACTTATCGTAAAATGTATGCTGTATCTGGTGCTGCTCAATCTAAAGTAATGGTTATTTCTTTAATGGATCCTCAATCTAATAAAGTATCTGATACTTGGGTTAAATATGCAGAATGGGAATTCTGGGCTCAGTGGATGGATGAAATGGAGAAAGCTTTAATTTATGGTAAAGGTAACGTTAAATCTAACGGTACTACAGGAATGAAAGGTCCTTCAGGAAATACTGTTTATATGGGTGCTGGTTTAGAAGAGCAAATTCACGGTGCTAATAAACGTTACTATACAACATTAACAGAACAAGTTATTCGTGATTTCATGGATGATTTATCATATAATGGTACAGAAGATGGTCCTCGTGAGTATGTTGCTTTATGTGGACGTCAATTCATGAACTTGTTTGATCAAGCTATGAAGAAATCTGCTTCTAACTTTATATTAACTGATAGTAAATTTATTACTGGTTCAGGACAAGAGTTAGCATTAGGTGCACAATTCAAAACTTATGTAGGTTTAAATGGTGATAGAATTACTTTAAAAGAATGTCCATTATATAACTCATTAGTACGTAACCGTAATTTACATCCACAAACTGGTAAACCAGCAGAATCATATAAAGCTACTTTCTTAAACTTTAAGAAATCTGGTAATGGTGAATCTAATGTACAAAAAGTTTATCACAAAGGACGTGAAATGGCTTCTACATACATTGAAGGATTAGCTTCTCCATATGGAATGAAGAAAAATGGAACTTCTAGTTCTCCAGTAGATGGATATGAATTCCACGTTTTATCAGAATGTGGTATCATGTTAAAAGATCCAACTGATGCAGGACAACTTATCCTTGACATCGATACTTTAAGTTAATAAATGATAATATATAAGATTACAAATCTTAAAAATAATAAAATCTATGTTGGGTTGACAACATTAAAATCAGCTCAACATAGATTTAATAAACATGTTTCTGAAGCAAAAAATACTAATGAGAATAGATATTTTTTAAATGCTATAAGAAAATATGGTAAAGAAAATTTTAAGATAGAACAAATTGATTTTGCATATACAATAGATGAACTTAAACAAAAAGAAATAAACTATATTAAACTTTTAAATTCTACAGATAGAAACATAGGTTATAATTTAAGTGAAGGTGGTGATGGTACTCCAGGAGTTTTAAAATCTGAAGAAACTAAAAATAAAATCAGAGAAAAAGCACTGGGTAGAAAAGTTTCAAAAGAAACAAAATTAAAAATGTCCATTACTAGAAAAACAAACAATACTGATTTTTCAAAAGGTAAAGAAAATCTTAAATTATATAATCAAAAAATAATTGTAAAAATATCCAAATATAATCTTAAAAAAGAGTATCTTTGTACATATAACAGTATATCAGAATTATTAAATTCTGAAAATATAGATAGATCTGGTTTATGGAGATATTTAAAAACTAATAAGTTTGAAAATAATAAAGGTTATAAAGGTTTTTTATATAAAAAAGAATAAAACAACAATAAAAAGGAAACACCAGTAAACTGGTAAACAACTAAAAAAGGAAAAAGAATGGAATTTACAGGAC